GTTTTCTTCACACCCAAGAAAGCAAAAAGTTTCGTTTTTTAACTATATTTGTTTGGAAATTATGATTTTTTATAGTAAAAGAGAAGAGGAAATTTACACAGAAACGCTCGAAGCAATTACGGGCAAAAAAAACGCGGCCGATTTAAATTTGATAAAAGCCTTTGCTGTAGAAATGGCGACCTATGAAGAGGCTTGCGCAAAATTGGCTAAGAAAAAAACAACCACACGCGGGACCGGTGGCGAAATGCCGTCGCCTTGGATTGCAATCAGGAACCAGGCAATTACAAACGCGCAGCGCATAATGAAGCTGCTCAATATGTCTGAACTTGCAAAACAAGAGCAACCGGTGGCAAAGGTGGCAAAATTAGATTTATTAAAAAATGGCAAAAAAAATATCATTCAGAAAACAGCCAACTAATGGCGGGTTTATCATTGAGCGTAAACACTTGAACAAGTGGCGCGGAGTGGACAAAAACGGAGAGATATCCGATACTGTGTTTTTTTACAGAAACGAATATTTAGCACAAATTCAATTAAATAATTTTGAACAACGCACAGAAATATTGCCATGCGATATTATCGCAGGAGATACCGAGTTGCAAATTGATACAGAAGGCTGCGCATAGATTTCAGGCAGACTTGCAGCGCACAGATATAATCTTCAATGAGGATTTATACATGCACGCCGTGGAGTTTATCGAATCATTGGAGCACACTGTTGGAACTTACGCCGGTAATCTTTTTAAGCTAGAACCCTGGCAGCATTTTATTGTTGCTAATTTGTTTGGGTTTGTTAAACCCGATGGATATAGAAGATATACCAGGGCTTATGTTGAAGTGCCGCGAAAAAATGGCAAATCTACTTTTTCCAACGCATTGATGTTGTACGGCTTGCTTGCCGATGGTGAAGAGGGTGCGCAGGTTTACAGCGCAGCGACAAAGCTAGATCAAGCCATGATGGTTTTCTCAGAATCAGCTCGCGTATGCAAACAGGTGGACTGGATAGCCGAAGGCGTTAATGTTTACAACTCTGTGAATAACCGGCGGATTAATTACGGGAATTCGTTTTATAGGCCGCTTGAATGGAACCCAGGTAAACAGGACGGACTAAATACACATTTTGCAGTAATTGACGAATATCATGCGCATCCAAATGATGAGCTGTATAATGTTATCCGTAACTCAATGGGAGCCAGGTTGCAACCATTATTGTTTGTTATTACCACAGCTGGCTTCAATCGTGAGTCAGCATGTTATAGACATAGGCAATATTGCACAAAGGTGCTTGAAGGCGCAATAACCGATGATGCGTTGTTTTCCGTGATATACACGCTTGACGATGGTGATGATTGGATGAACCCATTAAATTGGGCGAAGGCCAATCCCAACTACGGCGTGAGTGTAAACCCAAGGCAATTAGAAGAAGGTTTACAGGAAGCGAAAGAGTTAAGCCATAAAGAGGTCGAGTTTAAGACTAAACTTTTGAACGTTTGGACAGATACGGCGCAAACATGGATTTCTGATGAAAATTGGATGAAATGCGAAAATGACGCCGAGCCACATGGTGAATGTTACGGCGGATTAGATTTAGCAACAACCGGGGATTTTTGCGCATTTTCATTATATTGGCCCAGCACGGGAGCTGTGCGCTCATGGTATTGGCTTCCAGATGAAGCGGCAAAGCGACGTAATGACCAGCAAGGTGATGCAATCCGTAATTGGTCGCGCGACGGGTTAATTACCGTAACCGAGGGAAATGTTACTGATTACGAGTTTATACGACATAAAATCATTGAACTTGCAGAAATTTACGACATTCAAGAGATTGCCTACGACAGATGGAACGCTACGCAAATAGTTAACGATTTGATGAACGCGGGATTAACTATGTACCCATTCGGGCAGGGCTTTGGCTCAATGTCGGCGCCGACGAAAGAATTTGAGCGATTGGTTAAAAATAAAAACTTACAGCACGACGGAAACCCGGTAACGCGTTGGATGCTTGGTAATGTGATGTTGAAGCGTGATCCAGCAGATAATATAAAAATAGACAAAAGTAAAAGCGGCGACAAGGTCGACGGGCCAGTGTCTATTGTCATGGCGCTTGGAACGTATTTGCAGGAGGCTCAAAAAAATAATAACCAAGAGTTTTGGTTTCAATCGATATGAACTACTCACACGACGATTTTATACGCACCTACTACACAGCCTTGCCGCACCACAAGAAATATGAGGACGCTTATTGGTATGTAGAGGAATTATTTAAATCTAAATACGGCCATTATAAATACAGTAGTTATGGCGTATTTCGTGCGACACTATCGCGTTGGGTAAAATGTAACAGCGTAGAATAAGATTAAATTTAATATTGCACCAATGGGATTATTTCCTAACATATTCAAAACAGCGCAAAAGCGTAGTAGCTTAACCGCTCCGAGCGATTGGCTTATAAAATCATTGTCATCATTATTCGGGCAGCAAACCACTTCAGGACAGAGTGTAAACCAAGAGAGTGCGATGAGTATAGCGAGCGTACACGCTTGTGTGCGTGTTATTTCTGATGGCATTGCCGCGCTTGGTTTGAAACTATACTACGAGAGCGAAGATGAAAGAAAAGTAATTTACGCGCATTATGGGCAGAGTGTTGTAAATGAGCCCAATGCGTATCAAACGAAATTTGATTTCACAAAGTACATGGTGTCGCAATTGGTGTTGAATGGGAACGCTTACGCATTTATTAACCGTGACGCTAGATTTATTCCGATTGCATTACACCCAATACATCAAAGCAATGTGACGCCATACATGAGCGATGGCGAGCTATTTTACCGAGTGCAGCAAGCTGGTTTCCCTTCGGTGGTGCCTGCAACTGATATGCTACATTTTAAAGGTTTGAGCCTTGATAGTGTTTTAGTTGGTAAATCACCAATTACGTTACATGCCGAAACTTTGGGTATTGATTTGGCTGCTATAAAAAGTAGTGCATCTGTTTACAAAAACGGAACCTTGAAATTCTTGCTAAAGTCTGCGGGTAAAATTGACGAAGCACAGGCAAGGCCGTTGCGTCAATCTTTGGACGACGTTATAGATGGGAATATGCGTAGCACCGTTTTGCCTCAGGGCGTTGAAATGGAGCGCTTATCATTAAGCCCACAAGAGGCGCAATATATTGAATCTAGAACATTTAGCGCTGAGGAAATTGCCCGTATTTTTGGCGTACCCGCGTCAATGATTGGGGCAAAGGAAGGGATTAAATCAAGTGTTGAGCAGGAGTATCAGGACTTTTACGCGCGCACATTGATGGCCTACTGCAAAAACATTGAACAAGAATTAAACCGAAAATTATTGCAGGAAATAGATAAACCCTATTATTATTTCAAGTTTAATTTCAATTCATTATTAAGGGCCAGTGCCAATGATCGCGCGGATTTTTACAATAAAGGCATCAGAGGCGGTTGGTTATCACCAAATGAAGCTAGGGCGTTTGAGGATGCGAACGGTTTTGAAGGTGGTGACACTTACTACGCCGAGGCAAATTTGATACCACAGCAACAATTTGAGGCATATATGGACGCTAAAATACAGCAACTACTAGCCTCAACATCAAAAAACAATAATCCAAATGGAAACAATTAAAAGAGCAATAGGTACGATAAATTATCGCAGTGAAGGCGAGGCGATGCCCAAGGAATTTGGCGGCATTGCTGCAGTGGTTGACACTGTGACTGATTTGCGTTTTTTTGAGGAAAAAATAGAGCGCGGAGCGTTCGACGAAGTTCTAGAAGATGATGTACGAGTTTTATTCAATCACGAAGCCGAGGCAATTTTGGGCAGAACCAAAAGCAACACAGCGCGTATATGGGTTAACGCAGACGGGAACCTTGAGTATTCATGGGTGCCCGACTACGAAAATCCATTACACATGCAAGTGGCTCGCAGTATCATGCGCGGTGATATAACACAGAGCAGCTTTGCATTTACCGTAAAAGAATATTCATGGGGCAAGTCTGAAAGATACGGCGACATGTCAATGCACATCGTGCGCAAAATAGACCGGTTGCTAGATGTTAGCCCGGTTACATATCCAGCTTATGAGGACACCGTGGCCGAAGCTCGCAGCATATTAGCGACTAAGCCAAAAAAGGTGAACGAAAGCGATTTAATAGAAATAACAAAATTAAAATATAAATAATCATGAAAATTAAAGCTCTTCACGAGGAAAAAGGACGTTTAATCGAAGAATTAAACACCTTGCAAACTAGCATTAACGCTGAACAGCGCTCAATGACTGACACTGAGAAAACTAGATTTAACGAAATCGACGCAAGATTGGATTCAATTGGATCTGAGGTTGAGGTGTTGGAGAAATTGCAAAAGCGTGCAGCTGAAAAAATCGC